AGGTCAAAGATGGATGAGATGTTACTCAATGGCGGTTTGGCTATGCTTATTTTGGAGATTGTGAAGTGGGTTATTCGTTACGTTAAGAAAGACCCAAACTACAACTTCCCAACAATCTTTTATGGTGTAGCTATTCCTGTCCTGAATATATTGGTTATACCTTTGCTAGCCCTATTAGGTGTACAGTCTGTATCCTTACCTACTGATTGGGTAGGTTGGATTCGTTCGGCTATGCTGGTAGGGGTTAGCTCTTTAGTATCCCTGTTATTCTATGGCGGCGGGTACAAGAAACTCAAAGATTACAATACTGCTCTGAAAGATGCCAAAGCCTTAGAAGAGGGGGAAGGATAACATGTGCGGTTGCCCGATCTGTCAAGGTGATTATTTTTCTGTAGATAAAGATGTATGTGATAAACATGCTGATACCTGGATAGTTACTGTTTGTGCTTATTGTAATAGACCTGTATTCAGTACTGAATCAGGGATATGTACCTATCACGCCAGGATGGGACAATCTAATCATGGTTCTAATAAAGATAAAAGAGCACCTCTCAGAAGGTATGGGTTAGAAAATTGACCCTTGACAGATCGGCACCTCTATACTATACTAAGTATAGAAAGGACATGTTATGAGAATAGGCTTAGATGATTTTGTAGAACAGAATTATATCGGAGATTGGGTACTTGATGATAACGTGCATGTGGATAGAGACACTATGCTGGATGAGCTAAAGCTTATTGCTGAACTACCAGAGGAGTTCTCAATCAACTTGTATGACGCTATGCTAAAAGCTAACCTCTATGGTATAGAGACTGATACTATAGAGAGACTTATTAGGAAGTCATTTCACCTAGCTAAGTTAGAAAAAGAGTATAGTGATATCTGTAAAAGATGCGAGAAGTTTATAAAATGAAATGTGATAACTGTAATTCTTGTCTTGGAATTTATAATCTGGAGATAGAGGGTCTGAATAGACTTTATTGGTATTGTAGTTTATGCAATAAGGTTTATAAGCTAAACTATGGTAAGAAGTATGAAATTATTGTTGAACCAGAGAGAAAAGAAATTACAGACAAAATCCTAATAAAGATAAAGGAGATGAAGTATGGCTAAATTCAACCTGTCGAAACTTTACCACGCGTTACGTAGAGAAAGTCATCGTCGTAGAGATGAAAAGGTTATTGATAGAAGAACTGTTGAATCTATTCCTGAAGAACTGGTTGAAGATAAAAAAGTTAAAAAAGAAAAGAAGACCAGATAATGTCTAAGAATGCTGATATTCTTGAAAGCTTAATCGAAGAGGATTTCGGTCTTCAAACTAAAGATGGCTCACGTTGGGGCAAATCTGAAGAACATTCATCCCTGGTATTAGATAAAGATAAAGGGATTTTTTATTGGAATGCTCAGGGGATTGTAGGAGACCCATTGGTTTATCTAACTCAGGTTAGAAAGCTGAGCTTTTTAGACGCTAGAGAATATCTAAAGAGATTCGATTATCAAGGTACTTATGTTTACACTATTCAAACTAAGAAAGAGGATGTAGTTGTATACCCAAAGTTGGTGGATGTATTCTATGAGCAGGGTCTTGATAAGAGAGATTATTTTTATAGGAGAGGTTTAAAAGATTCTACCATTGACAGATTTCAACTAGGCTGGTATAATGATTATAATATGGTTCCGTTTTTTGATAATGGTGCGTTCAGGAATTTTCAAATGAGGCAGGATAATCCCAGTAAACGAATCAAGGGGTTTTACCGTAATATTGGGCCTCTGATGTTCAATCCTGATGTACTCAAAACTACAGATGATGTTTATTATGTGGAAGGGCCAGTTGATGCTATGATCTTAGTACAGAATGGTTTACCAGCTATCTCTACTAATTGTGGAGGAGGTTACTTACCTGAATGGTATAGTAAATTTATCAAACAGAAAAAGATTAACATTGTGTTTGATAATGATGATGCTGGTAGAAAAGAGGCTAAAAAATTAGCTAAATTCTTAGGTGTAAACAGGTGTAAGATTTATACCTTTGAAGATTCTGGAGAGCCTGGGTATGACCCTGTAGATTATTTCAGGGATAATGATGATGTAGATAGTTTTGTAGAACTAATAACTAATGGGAGTAAATATGTTTTTGAATTACCTGGACAAGACGGTAGAAGAGGCGGCAGAGGCAATAGTGAATCTACTGGTAAGTTTAGATGATGAAGAGAGAAAAGAAGTGATTAAGGATATACTTGAAGGATTGGTTAGGAGAAATATATTGAGGAAAGAGATGGACTTAAATCCATTATCTAGAGGAGATTTAGATGACTGAGCTAAAGGTTGCTTATCTGACTGAGACTGCTAGGATGCCTACCAGAAAAAATTCTACTGATGCGGGTTTAGATTTGTATGCAGACTTATTAAACTATACATCTATAGCCAGGGTTAGTATTCACCCTAATGAGTTTTATGTAGTTCATACTGGAATTACTGTTGAAATTCCAGATGGTTATTTTGGGTGGATTACTAATAAAAGTAAAAATAATTTTCTAATTGGTGGTGGGATTGTTGACCAAGGCTATCAGGGAGAATTGTTAGTAAAGGTTATCAATCCTCTAAAAGTAACGGTTACTATTCACCATCATGATGCAGTTGCACAATTATTAATAATCCCAGTAAACTATGTAGATGTGTATTTAGTAGGACTAGATGAGATTCATCAGAAAGCTACAGACAGAGGTGTAAGTGGAGGCATAGCCTATCAGGTGTAGTATGGAAATAAGTTGTGTGTTTGGTTTCCTTAGAATAGTTGTTCCAATATCTTTAGTATTTATAGCCGGTATGCTGTATGAAAGACGAAAGAGAAAAGATGGGAACAGTAACTTATAAACATCAAGATGCTATCCATAAAACTAGAGGTAGTATCCCTTTAGCTGGTAATGCTTATGTGTATAAAGTTACTAAACTATTGTGGCCTCGGGAAGTTGAAGACTTTTTATGTAAGGTTTTAATAGGTAAAACCTTACATGTATGTTGTGGTAAAAGTAAGTTAGGTAGTATTAGATTAGATTTGTATGAAGAAGATGTGGATGTAAAAGGAGATATGACTAGATTGCCATTTGCTAATGAGAGTTTTGATACTGTACTTATTGACCCGCCCTATAATTCTAAGTTACAGATAATGCATGATATGTTATCTGAGTTATGCAGGGTAGCTAATAAAAGGATTATATTTCAACATTGGTTCTCCCCCGTAGATAAGCATGGTAGGTATAGAAAGAACCATAGGTTTACTCTTACAGATTTGTATAACTGGATGCCTAAAACTTATTTTGGTAGGATGCAAATCATCTCTATCTTCGATAAGGAGACAATGTGAAACTGGCGGTAGTAGGTTCTAGAATTTTTGACGATTCTTTTTATGATGAGGTTAAGGATAAATTAGATTTTATAATAGCTAAATATCATGTGAATGTTATAGTATCTGGTGGTGCTAAAGGTATTGATACTCTAGCTGATAAGTATGCAAATGAAATGCGTTTAAGTAAGATTATATTCCCTGCTCAATGGCAGGTTTATGGAAGGTCTGCTGGTGTAGTAAGGAATAAGGAGATTGTAGATTATTGTGATTTATTAGTAGCTTTTTGGGATGGTAAATCCTCAGGTACTAAGAACAGCATTGATTTAGCTAAAGAACAAGATAAGTTACTAAAGGTATATATTTTAAAGGGTAAGTTTAATCACGCACCTATAAGAATGGAGATATAAAAATGGATTGGGTATTGTCTTTTACAGTAGTATTAACAATGTATTTGTTAGGGAGAAAGAATAAATGGGGTTGGGTAGTTAGTGCTTTGAATAGTATCCTATGGATTTATTACGCTATAAGCATCAAACAGTACGGGTTAATTCCTTCATCGGTTATCCTAGGTGCTAATGCAGTTATCAGCGGTTATCAATGGTTTAAAGATGATTTAAAGCCTAAGTATAATCCTTTAGATGATGAATATAAAACTTTAGATTATTTATAAAAGGAGAAAGAAATGAAAAGGTTAGGGTTTGATATTGATGGAGTGTTATATCCGTGGCATCAGCATATATATGATTATTTATGGATGGAAGGTAAAGTAGATGTAACTTATACTTATTTTTGGATGAATTATTTATCTTTTCAACATTTGATCAAGCCTTTGTTAGAGGATAAGTATTTCTATCAGGTTGGAGAACCTTATAAGGGTGCAGTAGAAACTGTATGGAGATATGCTAAGGATTACTCCATTGCTTATATAACTCAAAGACCTAAAATTACGGAAGTTATTACTAGAAGATGGTTAAGTCTATGGGAGTTTCCTAATACTAGTAGCACTCTTGTTCTAAATGATAAAGCAGAATACATTGCTTATCATAACTTTGATTATTATGTTGAGGATAGAGCGGAGTATATCCATAAAATTTATGACTATACTCAAGTTATCGGGGTTAGACAGCCTTGGAATGAGGATTATTTCTTAGATTCTCTTACTAAGAAGATATTATGGATTAATGATATTTCAGAATTACCTAAAGTATTGGAGATATAAAAATGGATACTCATGATGAGTATATAGAATTTATAATAAAAGAACAAGCTGATCAGATAAAGAAACAGATTGAAGATGGTATGATCTATGGAAAGAAGGTTAACATGGATAACATTAATCATTTAATGGTAGCCAGTTATCTTATTGGAAGTGCACAAGGTCATATGTTAACTTGTACTGCATACGATGATGTTTTTGAGAGGTTAAAAAATGGTATTACCTAAACTTATTGTAGATTTAACTAATGATTGGAAGAAGAAACATTGGGCTAAATGTTTGTGGTGCGGAGAAACTGTTTATGGTGAAGCTGGAGATACTGGTGTATGTAAATGTGGTTTAAAGTATGAAATAATTAAAGGTGTTATTACATTTGTAGATGATGAAGAGTGTTCATATGATTGTGAGTGATAGTGAATTAGGTAGTATAAAATATATTGCAAGTGCTAGACACAATTTACATCTTGGACAATCTAGTAGCAGACCTCTTAGTGAAAACTATGAACTTATCGGTCTACTAGGAGAGTTTGCTTTTTATAAAGAATTTGGTACAAAACCAGATTGGTCATTGAAATCTACGGGAGATGGTAGAATAGATTTCCATGTTGGGAATATTACTATAGATGTAAAAACTGCATTAAAACCATACAACCTGCTTAGAGAGGTTTATAAAAAACATGCTGATATTTTAGTGTTAGCATCTGTTTCTAAAGATTTTAAACAAGTTAATTTACTTGGTTGGGAGTATGATTCTGAGATGATCAAACAACCTATTAAAGATTTTGGGTATGGTGTTATAAATTATTATAAGCCTGCTGATAGTCTTAGAGATATAGAAGAATTAAAAATATTATTAGGAGTTAACAATGTTGAGTGATAAAGCTCAGAAAATTTTCAATATGAAGTACACCGCATTTCCTGGAGAAACCTGGGAACAGGCTTGTTGGAGGGTAGCATCTTATATAGCTAGTGCTGAAGAGACTGAAGAAAATAAAGAAAAGTATACAAAGCAATTCTTTGAGTTGATTTATAATTTAGTATTTATACCAGGAGGTAGAATTTTAGCTAATGCAGGTACTAATATTAAAAACTTAAACAATTGTTTTGTACTCCCAATAGAGGATTCAAGACAGTCTATCTATCAGACTCTAAAAGATGCATCTGAGATTTTTGCATGGGGAGGTGGTATCGGGTATAACTTTTCTAAGCTTAGACCAGAAGGTGCTGAGGTAAAGACTACCGGAGGTAAAGCTTCAGGTCCTCTTAGTTTTATGTCTTTATTTGACCAGACTGGTGAGGTTATTTCCCAAGCATCCAGACGGGGTGCTCAAATGGGTATGCTTAGTATTAATCATAAAGATATAGAGAAGTTTATTAACTACAAATCCACTCCAAATTCTCGGAATAAAAGATTGTTAGAAGAATACAAAAGAAATTTGGAGTTAAATGGTCTAGATAAGAAAGGTACTAAATATTTCCATGTACTAGAAAAAACTCTACAAGATGATCAGTTATCTCACTTCAA